CCCGCGCGCGTGCGCACCTGGGCGCCCTGGCCAAGGTTGTGCCGGCACAAAACCACGTGGCTCGCGCGCGAGACGGGCGACAGCGAGAAAGCGAACTTCGCATAGCTGCCGTCCACGCTCGCCGCGGGCGTGTAGCGCCAGATCTTGGAGAAGTTCGGGTCCTGCAGCTTCGTGAGCTCGAAGCCCGTGTCCTGGTCTCCATAGAAGGTGGCGCCAGTGTCGATCGAGTTCTGGGCCGCAAGAGTGAGGTTACCCATGCCTTATCCCCAGAGGGTGAGATCCGCCGTCTTGGCAGCGAAGTCCAGAACCATGCCCACGGCACCAAACAGCTGTCCGGACGACAGATTGAAGCGTGAATTGGTCAGGCTGATGTTCGTCACTCCGAGCACCAGCCACGGCGTGGCGAGCGGAACGCTTTCTGAAAAACTCGCCACCTCTTCCAGGTCCGCCGTCACCTCGAACATTCGAAATCCAATCCCCATGACGAAAGCCATGTGAACCGCCATGTTCGATGCGTCAGCGCTCGCTGCAAGAGCCGTATCCGCCGTGAGTTCTGGCGACGCCGGGTAGTCGTCAAGAACGATTGCGGACTCGTCGAGCGATATGGTTCGATATTCACGCTGCAAGAAAGCCAGATCGGACGCCGAGACCGAGGCCATATCCGCGGGCTTCATCAACGTGTAATTGCGCTTGTAATTGCAGTTGAACGCACGAGGAGGGATTCCTCTTTCGTCGTCCTGGGGCCTCACGAGGTGAACGCTGCCCTTTCCTACGTTGCTGTCGTCCAAATACAGCGTGTTGGAACCGAGGCCGTCGCTGGTGAGAAACTGGGTCAGGACAATCTGATTCGTTGACGACGCAGGATGGGAGCGAAAGCTTGCACCCACGGCCGCTGCCACCTCCGCAAGCGCGTTGTAGATGGTGTTTTCTTCCGTCCAATACACGCCTACCTTGGCAGTGCTGGCGTCGATCCAGTCGCCGGTTTTGTTCTCGCAGGTAAGCGAAAGAGCACCAATATCGGGATATTGCGCCTGCGCACGAGCGACCACGCTGCTGAAGACTGCCAGGCAAGTATCGTCCGTGCCAGTTGTCCCATTGCAAGCGTCGCAGGTTGGAAATATCGGCTGCAGCCCAAACCGCATCAGGAAACCGCCGGCCGCGTCATTGCACCAGTCGTAGCTTCCATAAGGCGTGCGGTTCTTCGCGACTGTGATGGTCCCCGAACCGGCCGACGTGATGTCGATCTTGTTGGTGTTCGCGCTCGCGTGCGCCGCAGTGTCATGCAGCGACAGCACCGTGGTGGAGATGGCACGCGCGTAGTAATACTGCGTGTTCAGCACGCCACCGGGAAGCGTGGTGGTCGCGTCGACGTGCACAGGATCGCCCGTGGTGAAGCCGTGCGCCGCGGTGGTGGTGATCTGGTCCAGCGTCGTGTCGATGGAGCTCACCGTCGCCGAGGCCGCCCCATTCTGAAAATCGGCGAGGGTGCGCGAAATTCCTGCGGCGACCGTTGCCCGCTTGTCGTAGACGGTGAGCGTGAAACCCGCAGCGAACGAAGTGTCGTGCAGCTGGTAGATGAACCGAACCGTGTTGACCGGGATCGGCGACACGTTGTAGACGGTGCCGTACAGCTTCGGCTTTGGCTGGCTCTTGATGTCGCTGGCAGTCCCTTCCAGCCCATTGGGCGCCGAGTTCGTTCCAGCAAACTTCGTCGGCTGCAGCGCGCGGTCGAAGAGATACGTGATGTCACGGACGAGGACCTGGATGTTGTCGTTGTCCGGATATACGTCCTCGATCACCCCGCGCCACATCAGGTGGTCGGTGTTCAGATCGGCTGGGTCCACCCGATACAGTTCGACCAGGCGGCCATCGAACGAGTAGGTCACCAAGTCGTCCAGCGAGCCGTCAGAGTTGCGCAGGACCATCTCTCCATGACCGATGTCCTGCGCCGAGAGGATGCCGTGGGTGCGCTGTTCGCCGAACATCGAGTAGCTAATCAGCAGGGGTTGCGACAGTTCATCGCCAAAGAGCTGGTTCGGAAAAGTCGGGTGAGCCGAGGTGGTCGCATATCCGACGGTCGCATAGTGCAGCGTGATGGTCGTGCCGTTGTACGCTGTGATGTCGGCCCGGTAGATCCAGTTCGTCACGGCTCAAACCCTCGCCGCATCAAGCCGGGCCCTGCGCGAGCTGGAATCAGTGTTCTTGACCACCTGCCCGAGCTTGTCGATGGTCTGACGCGCACCGGTCGCATTGATCTCGTTGCTCTTCGAGAGCAGGGCCTCCAGGCGCGCGCGCAACTCCCTCACCTCGCGCACCAGCGCGGCGATGTCTCCGCCGCCGGAAAGGATCTGCCGCGTCTGCTGCGCGTTGAAGATGCGCGACGGGCCGGTGGCTTCCAGCTCAGGGCCACGCTCGCCCACGATGCGAATGCCCCCCATGAAGTCGCCACCGGGCGCGAACCCCGGGACCGCCGAAAAATCGAGGATCGACCTTCCGTCAGGGCCGAACAACGTGTGGTTCGTGCGGATGTAGCTGATGGCGTCAAGCAGCGTCTTTGGGACCGCCGCGGCGGCAGCGCTGGAGGAGCTGCTGCCGCTCGCGACCGCCTTCACGCTGTCGGAGACGACCTTGGCTGAGTCCAGCGTGGCCTGCGCCTGCACGGCAGCCGCTTCAGCCACCGCGGCATTTGTGGCCTCCTGCTTGGAGATCATGCCGTCGCCGTTGGTGTCGACGCGCTTGATCAGCGCACCGATCGTGTCGTCTGTGGCCAGCGGGCCCAGCGCCGTCTTCAGCTCGTCGAAGCTCAGGAGCCCGTCGACGTTCGTGTCCAGGTCCTTGAAGTTCTGGGCCAGCATGCCAGAGCTGCCCCACAGGCCGTCCCAGATCTTGTCGCTGGCCGCCTTGGTGGCCGCGACCTGATCGTCCGAGGTGCTCTTGATTACCTGCGCCAGGTAGTCCTCGGTGGACTGCATCTGCGGCAGGCCCGCCAGCTTGCTCTTCACATAGGAGACGATGTTCGCCGACCCCGTGCCGCTGCCGTAGTAGCCCTGCCCCGCCTGAATGAGCTGGTCGGCGTAGTTCGTGATGTTCGACAGCGCGTTCTGGTCCTTTGCGTTCCCGAGAGCGATCTGCTGGTCGAACTGGGTCCTGGCGTTGGCCAGTTGCTGCTCCGGCGGCAGGCCGCCCGCCGAAGTGCCATTGAGCTTGTCGATGTAGCCGCGGATGTTGTTGTTGATGCCCGCGATGAAGGTGGCCCACTGTGCCGCGCTGTTCTTCGCGTCCGACAGCGCCTGCGCCAGCGTGGCGCTGGCCTTCTGTTCGTCTTGCAGGGCGAAGACGCGCTGCTCCAGTGCCTTGTTCGAGTCGTCGAGCGCGTCGAGTTCGTCCTTGCGCGCCTTGGCAAGCTGCTCGTCCTGCGTGGCCGTGAGCTGGAAGATCTGGTCTTCCAGCTGCTGCTTTTCCGTCATGGCCTTCTGCACGCGGTTCATGGCCGCGGCGGCATCGTCCGCGGAGAGCTTCGCGATGTCACCCAGGCTGGCCAGGTACTGGCCAATGGCGCCCTGAATGCCTGACTGCTGCAGGCCGGTCAGTACCGCCTTCGCGGTCATGTTGCTCACCGCGTCCTGCAGCTCCTGCTGCGACCGACCGGCGTTCAGGTTCAGGTCGGTGAAGGCGGTGCTGTTGCCGCGCGAGGCCGTGATGTCCACGAAGCTGGGGCTGGTGCCCTGCGGGTCCATCGAGAAGCCAAGCCCATACTGCAAGCCGCCAGTGCCTTCATAGGCCTTCACGATCGCGTCGTACGTGCTCTGGATCGCCTGCGCGCTGCTCTTGGCCGTGGCGTCGCTCGCGGCGCTGCGCTGGCCCTGCCCGATGCCTGAATCCAGGCGCCCGAACACACCGTCTTGCTTCGGGCCCCCGCCCTTGCCATCGAACATGCTTCCGATCAGACCGCCCACGATCGTGCCGACGCCGGGCAGGATGGCAGTGCCGATCGCCATGCCGGCCGCTGACCCGTACTGGCCTTGCGAGGCGGCATACAGCGCGCCTATGTATGGAACGGCCTCTCCGAGCGTCCCAAGCGCCGCCGTCGATCCCAGATAAGGGTTTGCCGGCACGCCCGTCGCGCTCGCGCCGAGGAAGTTGCCGATGCTGCCGCTCGTGAACATCCCGCTGAAGGTGTTCGAACCGCTGGAAAACAGGTTGGACAGGCTGCCGGCGCCGGAGACGAAGGGATTACCCGGCACGCCGGGCACGCTGACGCCCTGTCCCGTGACGTTCATGACGATGTTCATCAAGAACGGACGCACCGTCAGCTGGTACAGCTGGTCGATCAGGAACTTCTTCAGCGCGTCTCCGAGCTGCTGGAAGACGTTCGTTCCCTTCTGCCCGATGTTGTCGAACGCCTGGCGCGCGGTGTCGTCGATCGAGTGCCAGAGATCCAGTTGGTCATTCAGTTGGACCTGCTGGTGCTGCAGGTCTGCGTTCGCCTGCGCGGCCGCTTTCGCTGCGTCCCTTGCTTCGGGAGACAGCAGCCGGTCTTCGTCGATCTTCTGCAGCTCGCGCTTGAGATTCAGCTCGATCTGCAGGTTCGCCAGGTACGTTTGGCGCTCACGATCAGAGGCCCCTAGCATCTGGCCTTCGGCCTGCAGCAACTGGGCGGAGTCGGTCAGGGCGTCGTGCTCCTGGCGATACGTCGCCAGCAGGCGGTCCCTCTCGTCGGCGCGCGCCTTCTCGAACGCCGCCATGTCCGCCTCGTCCTTCTCCCAGGCCTTGGCGTAGTTCGTGTTGTTCTGCTGCTGCGCCTTCATGGCGGCAACGTCGTTGTTGCGGGCCAGCGCCGTCGCGATGATGCTGTCGATGACCGCCTTGTTCAGGCTCGGGTACTTCTCCAGCAGCTTCGATTCCTGTGTCCTGATGTCGATGGCGTACTTTTCGAAGTCCGTCAGCGCACGGCCAGCAGCGAGCTCCTGGTTATCGGCCTCGATCTTCTTTTTGATCGTCTCGATCAAGTTGTTGTAGGCATCCTGGGCGGCTTTGGCCGCGCCGGAGTTGTCCACGGGAGGAAGCGCCGTCTTGGCTCCGCCGCCGGACATCACCGCTGCATTCAGGACGCCAAAAGCGGCGTCGGTCGGGTCGGCGGGGCCGCTGCTGGTCAGAATATTGATGCCGGTGCGATCGACGTCCTGGCGCGCCTTTTGCGCGTCCTGCACCATCATCTGGTGGATCTGAGCGGCGCCGCTGAAATCCAGCCTCGCGATCGCTGCCGCCTGCGCCGCGATGCCACCCAGCTCGATGCCGCTTTGCTTGAGCACATACACCACATTCGCGCCCAGCGTGGCGATCGTCTGGAACGTCGTCACCAGCGTGTCGCCCAGCAACGAGTGCTTCCCGGCCTCGTCGCTGGCCTTCTTCATTTCGATCAGTTCATTGACGATCGCCTGCATCGTCGGCAGAAGCTGGGATGCCAGCTGCCGCCACCATGCGTCGGTTTGCGCCTTCAGCGCGCCCAGGCTGCTATTGAATTGGTCGGACTTCTTTGCAAAGTCCTCACCGACCGTCGCACCCAGTTGGTCAGCCTGATCCGTCAGTTGCTTGATCCCGTCGCTGCCTTTGTTCAGGACCGGGATCAGCTCGTCCCCAGCACGCCCCATGAGGGCCACCGCATACGCCGTCTTCGTGGCGCCGTCGTCTGCGGACTTGAAGCGATTGGCGATCTGCAGAATGACCTGGTCCGTCGACAGCGTCTTGCCCGTGACGTCCTTCAGCTGCACGCCCAAGTTCGAGAACGTCTGCGCGTATTTCGTGTTGCCCGCCAACGCGTCATTGATGCTGACGTTCAACTTCTTGAGCGCCTGCGTCATCGAGTCACTGGCCACGCCGTTTTGCTGCGCCGCATAGGAAAGGCGGCTCAGCGCCTCGGTGGTGATGCCGGTGCGCTGGCTCAGCTTGTCCAGCTCGTCGCCGAAGTTAATGACGTCGCGAATACTCTCCGCGATAGAGCCGAGTCCCAGACCAACGGCCAGCCCCTCGAAGACTTCCTTCAGCGAGGTCGCCCTCTCTTGCAGGCCTTCCAGGGAGGTCTTGACTGATTGAAATGCGGCCTTGGTTTCGTCTACCGCACTGAGGACGATCTTGGCTTCACTCACCGCCCGCTCCCGAGGCCGCGCTCGCTTTCCTCGCGCAATTCGGCGTCTCCGGCGAGCGCCCCCGCTTCCAAGGCTCGGATCTGCGCATACAACGCGCGGGTTTTGCGGGGCGACAAGGCGAGGCCGTCACGCAAGTGCGCGAGCACCGCGGCATAGTCCAGACCGGTTCGACCGTTCCAGCCATGGCGCCACTGCGTGCGCACGTCGCAGAAGGCGCGCCAGGCGTCGAGGTGCTCAGGCCAGAGGTAAAACGGGTGTTCTCCGGAACCGGGAGGAGGAGCGCCCTCGAGCTCCAGGCCGAAAGCGGCCAGGGCTTCGTCGAGTTGGGCGCGGTCCTTTGCATCCTCCGTCTCCGAAAAAAGGTCGCCGCGCGCGTGCAGGCGCGCGGCCTCTCTCAGTTTTTTTCCTTCGCCATGACCTCCGCCATGTAGGCCCTGGTGCACAGCGCAGGGACCCCGGCGATCGACAGCAAGTCATCGAGCGCTTCCGGCGAGAAGGCAGAAGGCGTTCCGTCGTCTTCCAGGACCAGCTTCTGGCCATCCCAGCCGACGACGATCCCCTTCAAAAAATCGTTGTTCGAGAGCTGGCCATCGCTGATGCTTTTCTGCAGCGCCTCGGTTGGCAGCCGCGTGCAGACTAGGTTGAACTTGAATGTGTCCTTGCGCCCTTGGAGGTTGGGAATGACCACCGTGACGGGGACGAGGACCTTGTCTGCGATCGCCAGTTTTCGAGCCATGAGGTTTCTCCTGCCAGTGTGTTTTGTTGTGAGAAGCCGCCCGCGGGTTGCGCGCGGGGCGGCCGCGATCAGAACAGCGCGATGCGCATTTCGTCGTTGCCGGCCGACGGCACCAGCCTCGCATCGAAGCCGATCAGCCGCTTGCCGTTCGAATCCTGCTTCTTCGGGTTCACCAGCTGCACGTTGGGCAAGAACACGAGCACGTTGTTGCCGGCCGCAGTCCCGTGCACCAGGCCAACGCTCTGCAGCGTGGCGCTGGCCACCGTGCCCATGAACATCGCTTCGTTGGCCGCCGTCAGATCCACCTGGAAGCTGCCGCTTGCGGCGCGCGACGTGATCTCGACGGACTCTCCGCCCAGCACCGGCACGTGCTGCACGGAGTTGTTCGGGCTGAAGTCCAGGCCCATGCTCGGATACGGCGTCCCACCCGTGAGCGCGGGAGCGGTGCTGGTGACGTGCGTCGCGCCGAAAGTCAGGTCACCCGTGTTCGCTTCGGCGACCACCTGCGGCACCTTGAAGCCAGTCAGGGTGGGACTGGCATTCGCCGCGGCCGTCGGGGCGTTGTACAGGCCCGTGAACGTGAAGGACATCATCGGCACGCCGCCGGCGTCGAGCTTGAACGACACGTTGCCGCGCGCGCCGGTGATCTTGTGCAGCAGCCCGTCGTCATAGTAGTAGAGCGTGACGGATTCGAACCCGCTCGAGATCGGCGTGTAGTCGACGCGCGTGACGGCCGTCACCGTCTCGGCGAAGGCGCAGGCACGCAGAAGCGGCCCCCAGCCCGGCGCCGTGCCGGCCGTGCCGCTGCCCACCAGCTCCACATCGAAGCTGATCTGCACGTTGCGATTGCCCACCAGCTGCTGGAAGCCGCCCATGTACCCCGTGATCACGTCCCGATCGACGTTCTGGGAGTTCAGCGGGGTGGGCTGGACGTTCTTGACGAGGATCGCGCTTGTCCCGCCAGTGGGCACGGGATCGGTGCCGTAGGTGACCTCGATCTTGGCGAGCATGACGGTGTTGCGGATGAAGCGGCTCATGGCGGATTACTCCTCGGCCTGGTTGTCGCTCGCGGGGCGCGCGCGGGTGTTGGGCTGGGTGCGGTGGACCAGCGTGAGGCCGCCGTCCGGGTTGCGCGTGTAAGAGCCACCCTGGCTCGGCTCCGGCAGCTGTGGGGAAGCCGGCACGGCGGAGGCCGGCGCGGGCGCGGAGGTCGTTTCGTCGTTGTCCATGGAGCGTTCCTCAGGTCAGTACGTTGTTCGCGGTGCGGTGCTTCACCTTCAGCAGGCACGTGAGGCGACACAGGCTGGTGTCGGCTTCCCCGTCCTCGACGTCCACGCGCCCCGGGTCGATCTCCCACGCCAAGCCGCCGAGGGTCTGGTCCGCCATCACAGCGGCGTATGCGTCTACCCAAAGCGCGTCTGCCACGTCGCTGGCCTCGACGCTGCCGTCCTTGCGCGCGATGATCACGAGCTCCAGGTCCGTCGCCCAATCGCGCGGAGCGCCCGTGAAGACCGGGTCATCGGCGAGCGGATCCGTGCCTCGGAAGTTCACATGGATCTGGCTGGTGACGCCGGTGGCCAGTGCGAAGTCGCGGTTCTGGAGGACGCCGCCATCCGGCGGGCTCTCGATCGCCGCAATGAGAGCGGCGGCGCATGCGCGGATCTGGACGTGCTTGGAGGAGGACATCAGTCAGCCTCCAGGATCAACGCCGTGATTCCGGCGCCATCCGGCTCGAGCCCGCGCACGGTGAACACGGATTCAGAGATCGTCAGCTGCGTGCCGTAGGCAATCGCGGAGGCGGTGACTTCGCTGGTCAGAAGCGTGAACGTCGGATGAGTGCCCTCGACGCCATTGAGGATCAGCGTCTGCCGCTCGAAGATGCCGGAGACCGTGGCCGGGCCAGCGCCGACCGTTGCATCCGCATTGGCCAGCCGCATGCCAGACGCTGCCACGCGGGCTTCGACATCGGCGAACGAGCTGGCCATGGGCACTTACCTTCGGAGGTCGATCAGGCCGCCGTGGCCAGGTAGCCGCCCATCTTCATGCGCACGGTGGCATCGCCGGCGAGGGCCGCCTGCACGCAGACACCGACCTCCTCCTGCGCCGTTGCCGTCTTGTTCACGACCTTGTTGGTCGAGTCCCAGTACAGGCGATCGCCGACCGAGACCGCCAGGCCCGCGGTCTTGGCGATGTCCACGACGCCCGTCACGACAAACGCGCTCTTGGTGCCCGAAACGGCGTCCACGGCCGCCACGCCGAACAGCGCCTGGCCGAACAGGCAACCGGTGCCGGCCGGCACGGTGGCGCCCGGGTCGAGATCGAGGACTTTGCCGTCCTGGACGAAGTTCTTCATGGTCGCTCCTGTGAGTTGCTCTGGCTTTTTGAAGCGGCCAGCGCCGGTGCGTGAGCTGCTTCAAAAAGCCGGCGCGCCGGAGCGCGCCGACTCACCCCTCCTCGCTTGATCAGGCGCCCGGATCCTTGTAGAGGCCGCGGAAGTCGATCGCCTTCGCGGCGAAGTCGAGGCGGGCCTTGTAGTTGATTCCGTCGACCTCGAAGCCCACTTCCGACTCGACCATCGGACCGGCGGCTCCTTCCAGGTAGCAGTACTCCACCGTGTCGATCTGGCCGTTGTCGGCGGCCAGGTACCAGGCCGTCGTGGAGTTCGCGTCCAGCACCGCCTCGACGATCGGCTCCAGCGCGGTACGGCCACCCGCGGCGAACTCGTTGATCTGGGCCGGCTGCGTCGGCGTGTAGTTCGCGCTGGTGTACTGGTAGGCCAGCGCCTCCTGCGTGGCAGGCACGATCAGGTAGCGTGGCGCCAGGTTCAACTCCTCGCTCTGGAGGCCCTTCTGCAGGCGCATCGACTTGCGGCCCGCGCCCAGCGTGGTCACGCTGATCGCACCGCCCGCGCCGGCCAGGTTGCTGTGGCTCGCGTGGAACAGGGCGACCGTGTCACTCAGGGCGGCGTTGGTCGTGAGGATGCTGTACACCGTGCGGTTCTCGAGGCGCGCCGCGGAATTGCCGAATGCGCCCACCAGCCGGTCGAAGCCGCGCAGGTCGTCGTTGATCAGCGCTTGGCGCGTCAGGGACACGATGCGGCCGTACGTGAGGAGCGAGTACGTCTCCTTGCCGTCCGTCATGGCGCCGTACTTGAACTCGCCATGCTCGTTGACCTGCAGCAGATCCGGCGCGCCGGCCAGGTTCACCACGCTCATCGACTTGAAGTCGGGCGCATCGGGCGCGCGGCGAGCCCAGCGCTGGTAGCTGGGCATGTTCTCCTCGTACGCCTGGCGCAGGCGCTTGTTGGCCACGTTCGCGAGCAGGTTGGCGAAGTCGCTCGTCGAGAGCATGCCGCCGGAACGGTGCTGCATGATCAGCGTGGCCAGCTGCATGGGGCTCATGCCGCGCGTGTTGATGTTGCTGCGCTCCAGGTGCTCGCGGCCGATCTCCATCAGCCGCATGCCGCGGAACTGGCGACCGTTGTCGGTGAGCTTCGCCTTGGGACTGACGCGATGTTCGATCGCCTCTTCGATGCCAGCCAGGCGCGTCTTGGTCTCGTCGTTGACCGTGTAGACGCGCGTCACGTTGCGCTCGCCACCGGCGTCGCGCTTGACCAGTTCGTCCAGGACCTGCTTGCGCACCTCCTCCACCGCGGTGCCGTCCGCGATGAACTTCGACATCTTCTCCGCGGGGATGCTGGCCCGCGTGCAGATGTCGGTGATGTCAGCGGCGCGCTGGCGTTCGGCCGTCGCGGCGGCAGCGGCGGCCTCGGCCGACGCCTTCTTGGCGGCTTCGGCCGCCGCTGCGGCTTGCTCTTCGGGAGTCATGGTCACGTCCTTTCGGGTTTGCGTTGCGGCGGTTGTGCCCACCGTGGGCGAAACTTCTTTGACCTGGCAGGGGAAGGTGCGGCTCGCGCGACCCTCCGGAATCTGCGGCGGCTTGCCATCGGCACTGCGCACCTGCGCGCCGGCGTCGGCCGGGATCGGCACCAGCGAGACCTCGTACGGCTCCCAGTCGGTCACGCGGTACCGCCACACGCCAGCCTCTTCGCTGGGAGCGATCATTTCCATCGCATGGCGAACGTAGCCGACGGAGACGTTGCGGATCACGCGATCGGCGACGTCCTGCACGTAACCCTCGACGCTTTCGCGGCGCGAGAAGGTCACCCCGCACGTGCCAGCGCCATCCGCGATCGCGGGGCTGTCCACGACGCCGAGGACGGCTTCGAGGTCCCAGCTGTCATGAGAGTTCAGGAGAGGCGCGCCGTTCGTGAGGCGATCGAGGCGGATCGCTCCTTCCTCGACGACGAGCTCCTCCATGTAGTACCGGCCGTTGGACCAGTCGTACCGAAGCACCGGCGCGCCAGTGGTGAACACCAGTTCCGCGGTCGCAAGCGGCGGAAGCGGCTCGTTGCCATCGTCCCCTTCGCCATCACCGCCCGCATCCCTGGTCGCGACGCGCTTGAACTGGCGCAGCTCCATGCAGCGGTCGACCAGCGGGAAGTCCGTCGATCGGACCTGCGTGTCGGGTGCGGCGGCTTTGCTCATGGGCCGTCACTGTGCCCGGCAAGTTGTCGCAGCACTAAGCCAAAGCTGCGACAATTTTTTGAGGGCGTTCATGGCTCCTCCACACTGCCCGTCACCTTCGGAGTTGGGCGCCCCGCCAGGTCTTGAGCCGTGTCATTCGCTGAGGACTGCGAAGCCGATACCACGTTGGCATCGTTCGTTTGATCGGTAATGCGCAGCGTGCCCTTTTGCAGGAACATCAGGATGTCCAGAACTCCAAGCTCCCTGAGCTTCGCGAAGTCGTCCGCGAGTTCCTGGAAAACCTTCTGTGGGTTCTCGCCCTTGGCCCTCAGCTTTCCGCTCAGGCTCGAAAGACCGTTGGCCACTTGAAGGGCGTCGGCCTGGGCTTCCTGCAGCGGGTTCACGTAGTCCCACTTGGGCGGATCGTGTTCCACGCCGAATTTCGCGTTCATGGGAACCTTGCCACCAAGCTGCGCAAAGTTCACGAAGGCTGCCGCAAGCGGGCCGCACATGCGCGGCACCAGCACGATCCACTGGGTGTGCTCGAACCCGCGGCGCACATCGCTCTGGCGGATCCGGCTCTGGCTGAAGTTGGCCTGCGTCATGTCGCCCGTGGCCATCTCGTACGTGACGCCCAGGGCCGCGGTGATGATGTGCAGGTTGTGCACCAGGTACTCGACGTAGCCGCCCGCGGGCTTGGGCTCCACCGTCGTGATCTGTGTGCCGCCAGGCAGCTCGGTGATGCTGCCGCTGGCCAGCTCGCCCAGGTCGCCGGTCTTGCGAGCCAGGCTCGGATCCGCCGTATCGGTCGTCCCGCCCGCCTGGTTCGGGTTCGCGAGATCCGGCGCCTCGCCTTGCACGAGGACGGACAGCCGCGTCTCGAGGTTCTTGCGGGAAAGCTCCGCGTCCTCGTACAGCTGCATGTCGCGCGTTCGCGCGATGATCGCGGCCAGGCGCGTGATGCCGCGGCGCTGGCCCGGGCGCTTGGGATCGAACAAGTGGATGATGCTCGCGGCCGGCACGCGCTTGCTGAAGTTGCGCAGGCCGGTAAGCGTGGATACGTCTCCAGGGTGACGGTCCCATAGCCAGTAGCCGAATACTCGCCCGAGCTGGTCGTACTCGATGCCCTCCACGATGATGTTGCCCGGTGCAGCCGTGTCGGGGCCGCCAGGCGCGAGCGAGTTCTTCGTGTGATCAAGCCAGTCGATCTCCAGCAGCTGCAGCTGCAGGGGCACCGGCAATCCGTCGTCCAGCCGCCGCGGGCGCAGCCGGATCAGGCCCTCGCCGTCCTGCTCCATTGCGCGGTACGCGGCCGCCTGCAGCCCGAAGAAATCGAGCTGGCCATCGGCATCGCACACGGGCGCCCACGCGGCGAACAGAGAGTTCAGCCTGTCGGCCTGGTCGCCAGTGAAGCGCGGCACGATCCCGGTGCCGACGACGTTCGCGACGAGCGCATCCATGCTGGCCGCCACGTACGGCACGTTCTGCACGAGCGCCCGCGCCTTCGCGCGCAGGATCGTGGCGTCCGCAAAATGGTCGGCCTGCGGACTCGCGCCGCCGCGCCGAGGCCTCCACGAGTCGCGCGGGCTCGCCGCCTCGTATGCCCGCTGCAGCAGCTGCCTGGCGATCACGCGCCGAAGACCCGCGCGCGGGTTGAAGAATCCGACCAGGCGGTCGACCGGGTTCCAGGCCGGCATCAGTCGCCCCTGGAGGTGGTGAAGCGGTACCGGAAGGCGCCCGTCGGCCGCGAAGTCGACGACGTCAGCTGGCTGGCGATGTATTCACGTCGGGCGCGCAGGCCGTCGAAGCTGTCGAACCTGACCCTTCGCCCGCCAGGCATTTCGACCTCGAGCTCGGACGCGGCGATCGCGCGATCGAGGGCGGCCAGGTCGTCGGCCGTGAAGGTGTTGGTGGACATGCCGGCACGCTACGGAACCGCCTGTCGCACATCCAGCCAAAGCTGCTACAAAATTTCAGCGGCGCCCGGGTTGCTTCAGGTACCGGTACACGGTCGTGCGGTGGATCTTCAGCTTTCGCGCGACCTCGGTGGCGTTGCGTCCGTTGAAAAGCGACAAGATCTGCGAACCGAGCAGATCGCGCTCGGCCGACGACGGGCGCTTCGACACGTACCGGCGCTCGCCTCCGAACTCTTCGCGCAGCGCCGCCTTCACTTCCTCTTTGCGCTGCGCGATCTGCGGCACGAGCTCCACGACGTAGTCGAAGATTCGATCGACCAGGTCCGGCTCGGATCGCAGCAGGGCGTCCAGGTGCGGCGTGGCCGACGGCTTACCAGTCGCGGCCGGTGCGGTTTTTCCTGCCTTCATGGGGCCTCTCTTCCTCTGGTTTCGTTGTGTTGGGTTCCGCCTCGGCGGCGCTGCTGCCTTGGCCCGCGGAGAAGAGGTCGACGGGTGGCGCAATGCGCAGCTCCCGGCGCGCCCAGCCTGGCTCCCGGTAGCTCTGGATGCCGAGATAACAGGCTGCGGCGTAGGCGTAGACCATGCAATCGCCCGCCTCTTCACGCTTGCCCGACGCCGTGATCCAGCGCATGGAGGGCTTGCTCTGGACCACCACGGGCATCAGCTTGGCCGCGGTCATCTGCTCGAATTCGTCGGTCAGCTTGTAGGCATCAGGTACGTGCACGTATCCGGGCCCGGCCTGCGCCAGGCGCATGCGCCCATGCAAAAGGTGCTTGGCGGTGTCCGTGCCCACCTGCCACAGCTTCACGCCACGCTGGATCGTCTTGCCCCGCCAGTTCACGTCGATCATGCTGGGCTTGCCCAGCACCGGCTTGCCGTACTGACTCGCGCCCTTGATCGCGAGCACGTGCGCATGCGAGTGCGCGCGGCAATACGCGTACACGGCGTGCGTGTTGTGGCCGCCCGAGTCAACGCACGTCGCTTCGATCACCATCTGCGTGCCGCTCGCGTGCCGCAGCGGCGTGCGGCGGATCTCCGTCAGCCGACTCCAGGGCGAGCCAGGACTGCCCTCCTCGATGTTCGGGTCGCCGGCGATGATGTGGCGCTCCACCAGCCAGCTTTCTTCGCCGCGGCCGAAAGCCCACACGCGCGCCTCCAGCCGGTCCGGCTGCGTATCCACTCCCATCGTGAGCATCAGGCCGCCGCGCGGAACGGCGCCGGGCGGATAGGGCTCCGCCCGCGCCTCGAGGTCGCGGTGCTCGGCCCCCCGTCCCTTTTCCGCCCATGTTTCGGCCAGGCTGCTGTTCTTGAACTTCTTCAGCGGGGCAGAGTTGCCGATCTGGTACTGCTCGTTGGCCTTGACCCACTCGTCGACCAGCTCCTCCCAGGACCTCCATCCGAGCGGCGAATACAGCTTGTTGATCCAGAACCCCGCCACCTTCCCGCGCGCAGCGCCCGGGACCTCGGGCCGCCAGACGCCCTCGGCCAGCATCTCGGTCTTGTGGAACTCCTGGATCGTGCAGCCGTGGTGGCGGCAGATGTAGACCGCCGTTTCGGGACGCGCGATGCCGGCGTCGGTCTTCAGCCACTTGAGCCCGTAGCCCTCGCCGTCACCCCACACCAGCACCTGCAGCTCGCCGCAGTGTGGGCACGGGACGAAGTACTTGCGCCGGTCGCTGGCCAGGTACTGGCGCTCGATCTCGGAGGCGCCGCGGATCGTCGGGGTCGAGGCAATGAGCAACTTGCGCCGCGAGAAGTTGCTCATGCGCTCTTCGAGCAGCCCGAGCGGCGGTCCCTCGTTATCGACGTCGGCCGGCCACTTGTCGACCTCGTCGGCCACGCCGAAGCCCAGGGGCTTGGAGGCCAGCGATGCGGCGGAATTGGCGCCGGCGAAGAACACGGCGAAGTTGCCCTGGATCGACCGCGCCCGCCAGCTGGTGGACTCGTCGCGCGACTTACGCGTGGCCACCAGGCCATCGAGCGCGCGCGTCTCCAGCACCGTGGGCAGGAACCGCTTCGTGCTGTGGTCCTGCGCGTCCTGCAGCGTGGGCTGGACCATCATCATGTCCTGCGGCTCGGTGTGGATCCGCTGCAGCAGGGAGTTGTACAAGACCTCAGTCTTTCCCATCTGCGTGGCGAACATCAGCACCACGCGTTCGAACAGGCTGTGCGACGACGCGCACTCCATGGGTTCGACTAGGTAGGGCGTGCGCTCATTGCGCCACCGCCCCCGTTCCGGGCCCTTGGCGATATGCCGGCACTTGGCGGCCCACTCCCACACACGCACGCGCGGCGGCGGCGCCAGGTACGTGGCCAGGATCTCATCGATCAGGGCCGCGGCGCGCGCTTGGTGGTCGGGGAGGTCTCGGGCGCTCACGCCATCACGAAGTGGAAGGGGCCGCGCACGCCGGCGCTCATCGCCTCGGCGGCCTTCAGGGCCAGGCGCACTCGCTCCGCGGGCGCGCCGACGCTCGCGTAGAGCGCGCCCTTGGCGAACGAGTCTCCGCAGCCGACGGCGTCGTACTGCGCCGCGGCCTCGCCTACCTGGTAGTCGCTGTCGATCCGGAACAGGCGGCCCGCGTGGCCGACGAGAAAGCAGCCGCCCTCCTCGGCACCGTCCTTCGTGCTGGCATAGCCGCCGTCTTTCAAGCACTTGCGCACCGCTTCGACGAACTCCGTGACCATGAACTGCATCAGGTCCGTGTCCGGATGGCGTTTGGGGACGTGCAGCGAGTAGCGCAGCAGCTGGCCCATGCGAAAGCTCGTGGTGAAGCCGAACGCCCAGCCGTCCTTCGCCCAGACTTTCTGGTCGGCGCGCACGGTCAGGTCGTATCCGCCCACGCCGGCGCTGTCGCCTCCGATGATGACCTGGTCGCCATTGACCAGGCCGACGATGCATGTCATGCGGGTTGCTCCTCGGTGGTTGTGGTTTCGGCCGCGGCGACTGCGGCCATCTTGGAAAGCGGTGCGAGCACCTGGTGGATCTCGGCCTCGAGCAGCGTCTGGATGCGCGCCGGGTCGGACTGCGCGGCCAGCGGCGCCGCCAGCCGCGCGGGCAGCTGCAGCAG